TGTGTGGCAATTTAAAGAAAGTCCACAACAAGCTGCATTTGCCTTAGAAGATTATAAAAAATCATTAAAACAAATGAAGTCAAGTTTAATTAACCCTACCCCAAGAGAAATGGTAGATGACAGACTTTATTATTAGGAGATATAAATGACAACTAAAATACCTGTAGAATTATCAAGTACCCCCGGAATAGATGATAGTAGTAATGCTACTGCTATTACGATTGACAGTAGTGAAAATGTTATAGTAGGTGCTACATCCTATAATAATGATAATGCTGGTGTTGGTTTAGGCTCTTCAGGATTTTTTTATGCAACAAGAGACGGTAGTTTAGCAGCTAGTTTTAAAAGACTATCTTCTACAGGTTCTATAGCAGATTTTAGAAAAGATTCTTCTACAATAGCAAGTGTTACTAGTGATGGTATTTGTTTTGGCTCAGATAGTGCAGCAGCAAATGCTTTAGACGATTATGAAGAAGGCATTCATGTAGCAACTATTACTTGTGGAACAAGTGGAACTGTTTCACTTAATGGTGCTTACTCAGATTTAAGTTACACTAAAATAGGTAGATTAGTTACAGTTACAGGATTTATAATTGTTTCTGCGATAAGCAGTCCTGTAGGATATTACTCAATAAGTTTACCATTTACCAGTGCAAATCTTACTGACAGAGCAGGAGACTCTAATGCATCAATACATCAGCACTATGGAAATAATGTTAAACCAAGCGACATGATAGCTTTTCTCCCTGAAAGTAGTTCACAACTTCAGGTTTATAGAGGAGATGTAGGAGTTACCAGAAGTGAAACTTCAGCAGAAGACCTAAGAGTATCAACACAAATAGTAATTTCAGTAACTTATACTGTAGCATAAAGGAGGAAAAAATGGCAATAACAAAAGAAATAGTAGTAGATAAAATTGAAACACTTGAAAAAGGTCAAGTACAAATTAGAACTGCTACTAAAATAATGGAAGATGGTAAAGAACTTAATCGTAATTTTCATAGGCATGTTTTAGAACCAAGTGTTAAAAATGGTGATACTTGGGAAGACACTGACATATCTGGTGAAGATGCAAAAGTTCAAGCTATCTGTAATGCTGTATGGACTGATGAAGTCAAAACAGCTTATCAAGAAATGATGGATGCTCGAAATACTTTAGGAGAGTAATAATATGGCACTAACAAAAATTTCAAGAGGTTTATTAGACACAGGAGTTTCTGATAGCTCTGATGCAACGGCTATAACTATTAGTAGTAGTGAACAAGTTATGATTGGTACAACCGATGCAGGTTATCCTGATTATGGTGATAGCTTAACTCTTGGCGATGTCGATGGTGGTGGTGGTAATTCTGGAATGACCATAAGAAGTGGTACATCAAGCTATGGTACTTTTTATTTTTCTGATGCTACTGGAACAGCAGCAGGTACTTACGCAGGAAAAATGCAATATAACCATAGTACTAATTCAATGGTATTTGGTACTAATAGTTCTGATAGATTAACTATTGACTCTTCTGGAAATATTGGTCTTGGAACTACAAGTCCTGCTGCAGAATTACACATAAACGATACAGGTGGTCTATCAAGAATAAGACTAACAGGAACTGCAGCAAATGCAGATGATTTTGAATTTGGTCAAGGCATGACAGGAGTTGCAAATGGAGGTTTTGAAATTTATGATGTAAATGCAAGTGCAACACGTTTTGTTATAGATTCTTCTGGAAATATTTTAATAGGCACTACTACAACAAATATATCTACAGAGGGTACTGTTATTTATGGAAGTGGAAATGAAGGTGTTTTAACTTTATCTAGTACAGGCATGACTGCTTTATATGTCAATAGAAGTAATGATGGTACATTAGTAGATTTTAGGTCAGGAAATGTTTCTCAAGGTTATATATCTGTATCAGGCAGTACAGTTTCTTATGTTGGTTTTACAGGTACACACGAATCATCTGGTATCGCTGATAATGAGAAAATAGGAACTGTAGTATCAACTATAGATGAATTAGATGTATATGCTAATACTCAAACAAGTCCAGAAGGTAGCACAGAAGAAAATCCAAAAGCAGGACAAACTAGAGCCAACCATGCAAAAATTAAAATAAGTGATGCAGAGGGCGATAAAAGAGTTTATGGAGTATTAGAAAGATACGATGATAATAACAAACCAATAGTAGCTTCTGTAGGCATTGGCTCAGTATTAGTAACAGGAGCTTGTGCTGGTGGAGATTTGTTAGAATCTAATGGCGATGGCACTGCTAAAGTTCAAAACGATGACATTATTAGAAATAAAACAATAGGTAAAGTTACAATAGGAAATTCAGATACAAATGTTAAATTAGTATCTTGTGTTTTGTATTGTGGTTAATAAATGAGTAGAAGTCAACCATATACTGTAGCATGTGCTGGAGGTTTAGTTACTTCATCAAATGCTATTGACTTACTTAAAACTCCCGGAGTAGCAACTGAGTTAAAAAACTTTGAAGTTTCTACTAAGGGTGGTTATAGACGTATCAATGGCTTTACAAAGTTTGGTGGTGGTAGTGCAGTACAACCTACAGGTAGTTCAACAACTATTTTAGGTGCAATACCTTATGCCGATGGTGTAGTTGTTTGTGCAGGTACAAGTATTTATTTTAGTCAAACTGGTACAAGCTGGTTAGAAATAAATAGAGCTAGTGTCGCTAGTAGTGGTGATAATCATACAGCTTTTACAGGTCGTAGTGTTGCTGCTAGAACTGGACAAGGACAATGCCAGTTTGCTTTGTTTGAAAGTGCAACATCAAATTATGGTACATTAATTATTTCTGATGGAGCTAATGAACCTTTCTTTTTTAGAATGGAAGGTACAGGTGCTAATATAAATACTAGAACTTTTTTTGCTGGTGAAATAACAGTAACTGGTACAAAGTCGGTTGAGTATGTAACAGTACATGACAAACACTTAATAGCTGCTGGAGTTGAAGATAATTTAAATACTATATTTTTTAGTGGAACTTTAGACCCAACAGATTTTACTAGCACTGGTTCTGGCTCGATTGCTTTAGAAGACCAAATAAAAGGTATCAAAAGTTTCCGTAACGAATTATTTATATTTTGTGAAAACTCAATATTTAAACTACAGAATATAAACAATTCTAGTACGATAGCTGTAATTCCAGTTACTAAAAACGTAGGTTGTTTAAGTGGTCATAGTATTCAAGAAATTGCTGGTGACTTAATATTTTTAGCACCAGATGGATTAAGAACAGTAGCTGGTACAGCAAGAATTGGAGATGTGGAGTTAGGAACTGTTAGTAGTAACATACAAAATCTTGTTAGTGATTTAGCAGAAACTGTAAATCAATTTGTTATTAGTAGTGTTGTTCTTAGAGAAAAATCACAGTACCGATTATTTTATACAAATACTGGAGCTGATGATACTACCCAAAGAGGTATTATCGGCACACTAAGACCTAACGGTTTTGAATGGTCAGAGACTAGAGGATTAGAAGTTACTGCTATCGGTTCTGGTTTTGATAGTAGTGGTATTGAACAATACTATCATGGTGATACTAACGGTAATGTTTATCAGCACGATACTGGTGATGACTTTAATGGTAGTGCTATTTTAGCAAGATATACTACACCAGACTATGACTATGGTGATTTAGGAACTTTAAAAACTTTACACTATCTTAGAGTTTCTATGGCAACAGAAGGTATTGTAGAACCTGATGTACAAATTAAATTTGATTACAACAGTTCAGATGTACCACAACCAACAGATTTATTTGACTTAGGAGTTATAAACCCACCTTCTTTATTTGGTGATGCAGTATTTAACACAAACAAATTTGCTGGACAAAATAATCCAATGATAAGAGTACCATTACAAGGCAGTGGTACAAGTAATAATTTTACAGTAACAAGTAATGATACAAAACCAAGCTACACAGTTAATGGACTTTATGTAGACTTTATACCTTCAGGTAGGAGATAATTATGGCACAAGCTTATATAAGACAAAGTACTTTTGCAGACGGTGATACTATTACCGCAGCTTTGTTTAATGATGAATATAATCAATTAGTAAATGCTTTCGCATATTCTTCTAGTAGTGCTAGTTCTACTGGACACAGACACGATGGTACTGCTGGACAAGGTGGTAACATATTTAAAATTGGTGACTTAGACTTTTTAAATAAAATAGAAGTTGATGGTTCAAATAATAGATTAGGATTTTATGTAGAAGTTTCTTCTGCTGCTGTAGAACAAATAAGAATACAAGACGGTGCTATTGTTCCTGTTACTGATAGCGATATAGATTTAGGAACAACATCATTACGTTTTAAAGATACTTTTACTGACTCCATAACTACTACAGGTAATGTAGATGTAGGTGGTAATTTAACAGTCACAGGTACTACAACTTTTAACGGTGGCACAATTACTATGGGTGATGCTGCTACTGATAACGTAGTCTTTGGAGCTGATGTAGACTCAAGTATTATTCCTGATGATGATGATACTTATGATTTAGGTAGTTCTTCACAACAATGGCGAAACATATTTATTGATGGTACTGCTGAAATTGATACTCTTGCTCTTGATGGCACTACAGTAACTTCAACTGCTGCTGAACTTAATATTCTTGATGGAGTAACAAGTACTGCTGCAGAATTAAATTTACTTGATGGAGTTACAAGTACAACTGCAGAACTTAATATACTTGATGGAGTTACATCAAGCACAGCCGAACTTAATATTCTTGACGGAGTTACTTCAACTACAGCAGAACTTAACATCCTTGATGGGGTAACTTCTACTACAGCCGAACTAAACATTCTTGATGGAGTTACTTCAACTGCTGCAGAATTAAATATTTTAGATGGTGTTACAGCTACAGCAACAGAATTAAATTTACTTGATGGTGTAACATCGACAACTGCTGAATTAAATATACTTGATGGAGTTACTTCTACTACTGCTGAATTAAATATACTTGATGGTGTAACTGCAACTGCAGCAGAAATAAACGCACTTGATGGTATTACTTCTACAGTTTCAGAATTAAATATTGTAGATGGCGATACCTCTGCTACATCTACTACACTTGCAGATGCTGATAGAGTAGTAGTAAATGACAACGGTACTATGGTACAAGTTGCATTAACAGACTTTGAAACTTATTTTGAGTCTGCTCTTGATACACTTTCTAATGTTACAACTGTTGGAGCACTAAACGCAGGTAACATTACAAGTGGCTTTGGTGCAATAGATAACGGTTCGTCTGCTATTACTACAACAGGTACAGTTACTTATGGTTCTTTATCAGATGGCACAATAACTATTACAGCTTTTGTAGATGAAGATGACATGTCTTCAAACTCTGCAACGCTTGTACCAACTCAACAATCTGTTAAAGCTTATGTAGATACACAACTAACTGCAGAAGATTTAGATGTAACAACTGATAGTGGAACTATTGCGATTGATTTAGATAGTGAAACTTTAACTATTGGTGGTACATCAAATGAAATAGAAACATCTGCTACAGGTAATGCCGTAACTATAGGTATTCCGGCTGCTGCTCAGATTACAACTTCATTAGGAATCGGTGGTGGTTCTACTAATGGAGTACAAATTTCTCAAGGTTCTATAAAAATTAAAAATGGTGGTACACAATCAAGTGTAGATTTTTATTGTGAATCTAATAATGCTCACTACGCAAGATTACAAGCACCAGCTCATGCTAATTTTAGTGGTAATCCAGTTATTACTTTACCTAATACTACAGGAACATTAGCACTTACTTCAAGTGATATTACAGGTAATGCAGCCACTGCTACGGCTTTAGCAACTGCTAGAACTATTCATGGTGTTTCTTTTGATGGTACTGCCAATATAGACTTAACAGAGGTTATTCAAGATACTGTAGGTGCTATGGTAACTGGTAATACTGAATCTAATATTACTGTAACCTATGAAGACTCTGATGGCACATTAGACTTTAGTGTTACAGGTGGTGGTTCAGTATCAGAAGCATTTAAAACTATATCTGTTTCTGGTCAAGATGATGTTGTTGCTGACAGTGCTACTGATACACTTACTTTAGTAGCTGGTAGTAATATGACTATTACTACTAATGCATCTGGTGATACAATTACTTTTGCTTCTTCAGGAAGTGGTGGTAGTCAAAACTTATTTTCTACCATTGCAGTTAGTGGACAATCTAATGTAGTTGCTGATAGTACTACTGATACTTTAACATTAGTAGCCGGTAGTAATATTACATTAACAACTGATGCAAGTAGTGATTCAATTACAATAGCTTCTTCAGCTAGTGGTAGTGGAGGAAGTTCTTCTACGTTTGCTAAAAATACTTTTACTGGAGACGGCTCTACTACAGCCTTTACATTATCTACAAGTATGACCAATGAAGATGGTTTAATTGTATTTATTGATGGTGTTTATCAAGCTGATAATGTTTACTCAGTTTCTGGAACTACTTTAACATTTGCTACAGCTCCTGTTAATAGTAGAGTTATTGAAGTCTTTCAATTAGAAGGTGGTATTGTTGGTACAGCTCCAAGTATAGATACTATGACTGGAGATGGTTCAGATACTACATTATCTCTAAGTGTAACTCCAACATCAGAAAATCAAACCTTTGTAACTATTGATGGTGTTGTCCAACATAAAGATACTTATGCAGTTTCAGGTAGCACACTAACATTTAGTGCTGCTCCTCCTACTGGTACTAAAGTAGAATGTATAACATTTAGTAATGTAAGTATTGCAACTTTCCAAGATGCTGATAGTGATACTAAAATTCAAGTAGAAGAAAGTACTGACGAAGATAAAATTAGATTTGATATAGCAGGTACTGAAGAAATGGTAATGGATGCTTCAGGTATCGTTATCAATGATGGCAGTAATGACAGAGACTTTAGAATTGAATCTAATGGCGATGCTAATATGTTCTTTGTTGATGGTACTAATGATAAGATTGGAATTGGTACTGCTAGTCCTGCTGCACAAGTAGAAATAAATGGTGATGGAGAACTTTTAAGATTAGATGGTACTGGAGGTTCTGCTAGAAGTATTCGTTTTAGAGGTCTATCAACATCAACTCCTGCTTTTATTACAATAGATGGTTCATTTAAACTGCATTGCGAAGATTCAGGAACACACATGGAGTTTCATACTGCAGATACGGAAAGAATGCGTATTGATTCTTCTGGTGGTGTTGGTATTGGCACTACAACCCCTAGTTCTTATGATTTTAATGACCCTGCAAAATTAGTTGTTGCTAATACTTCTGGTAATTCAACAATATCTGTAGTAAGTGGAACTTCAAGTAATGGGTATTTAGCATTTGCAGACGGTACTTCAGGAACTGCTAGATATGCAGGTTCTATACTATATAGTCACTCTTCTCATTATATGTCTTTTCAAACTAGCGATGGTACAGAAAGAATGAGAATTAATGGTTCTGGTCATTTATTAATAGGTACTTCAGATGCTAGTACTTCAGGTTCAGGATTTAAATTTATTGATAGTAGCACAGAACCTTATGTGGTAACTTCTGTAGATACTAGCAGTAATCACATGAGTAATTATCATCATTATAATCAAAATGCTTCATACAATGGATATAGATTTTATATTAGAAATAACGGTGGAGTTGTAAATTATTCTGGAAATAATGTAAATCTTTCAGATGAAAAAGTAAAAACTAATATAGAACTTTCAGGAAACTATCTTGAAAAAATTTGTAACATTCCTGTTAAGTTGTTTAACTATAAAGATGAGCCTGAAGGTGTAGCAAGAAGCTTAGGAGTTATTGCTCAAGACGTAGAAGCTGTCGCACCTGAATTAGTAAACAATGAAGGATTTGGAGATACTCCCGAAGATGGAGTACCTTTAAAAACAGTTTATACAACAGATATGATGTATGCTCTTATGAAAGCAATTCAAGAACAACAAGAACAGATTGAAGCCTTACAATCTGAAATTAGCACACTCAAAGGAGGTGAATAAAATGGCAATTAACTATACATGGAATGTAAGCACTGTAGATGTTAAAGAAATAGACGGCAACGCTGATACTGTCTTTAATGTCCACTGGAGACTTACTGGAACTGATGATGCTAATGATGAATCTGCTACAGTATATGGTACAGTAGGTTTAGATACTGAAGACTTATCAGACTTCATAGCCTTTGCAGACTTAACTGTAAGTGATGTACAAGGTTGGGTTGAAGAAGCTATGGGCGAAGAAGCAGTTACTAATATGAAAGCTGGTCTAGATGCTCAGATTGAAGAGTTAGTAAATCCAGTAGTTCAAACTAAACAGGTGGGCTAATATGGAAATATCTTCATACCTGATTTGGAATGCTTTTATAACATTAGTCCTAGCTCCAATACTCTACAACATTCGACAAAACTCTCAAGAGAATAAACGTATTGATATTTTGTTAAATAAAACCAGAGAAGAGATAGCTAAAGATTATGTAACAAAAGACGAGTCCAGAGCAGTTATGAAAGACTTAGTAGATAGGCTAGATAAACTAGACGAAAAACTTGACAAACTATTTGAATTAAGGTAAAATAGTATATGAAGAAAAAGTACAAAAGAGCAGGTACTACTTCTGAACGTCAAGACTATCGCAAAGGTGGTCAAGTTTCTAAAGACGGTAACAAAAGAGTAAAACTTATGCCCGGTGGTATGACTGCAGCTATGGGTGCTGACTTTAGCAGACAACTTAGTAATGCTTATAGCGGTGGTATTAATCTAGATTTTTCTAAAATAGCAACCACACCAACAGTTAAAAAAACAACACCAGTACAGGCAAATATAATGGCAACAACAGCAGAACAAAAAAGAGAATTAGCTAGAGCATCTGAAATAGCTCAGGGTCAAGTAAGTAATTTACCTACACCTGAAGTTGCATCTATTCCATTAGAAGGAGGAAGTGCTCCTATTGTAACAATAGATAAACAAGCTCCAGTAAGTACTACACAAATAGCTACCCCACAGCAAGAAACAGTTACAACTACTGCTTCTCCAACAACAGTTGCTCAACCAGAAGCTATAACTCCTGCAACTGTAGAAGCTGCTCAAGTTGAAGCTCCACCTACTTTAACTGCTGCTCAAACTCAAGTTGATGAAACTAAGTTAGCTACTACAGATAAAATAGAAAAACCTGCAGATATAACTCCTGCTACAGTTGAAATTAAAGAAGGAGCTCTAACACAAAATGTTATTGGAACATTAAGTAGTGAAGCTAAATCTCAAGCTGCTCAAGTTGCTGGATTAGATTTAGGAAAAGTTACCAGAGCTAAAAAACAATTAAAAACTGCTGGAGTATCTGATAGTACTATTACAAGTTTAGGTAATGACCCAGAAGCATTAGAAAATGCTTTGATGAATATACCTGAATCAGAAAGAGGTGTCATTGAGGGTTTACCACAAGAAGCATTAGTTAGTAATCAAATTAATACTCTTTTAGCTGGTATTGAACAAGGACAGATTCCAACATGGGCAAAACCTGCAGTGGCTGCTGTAGAACAAATTTTAGCTTCTAGAGGTTTAGAAGCTTCTACAGTTGGTAGAGATGCACTTGTAAATACTATTATTCAAAATGCAATGCCTATTGCTCAATCTAATGCTCAAGCAATACAAGCTGCAGTTGCTCAAGAAAGAAGTATAGAAGCTCAAGTAGCTATAAAAGAAGCAGAGTTTCAACAACAAAGTGCAATTCAAAACGCACAGAATGTTTTTCAATTAGATTTAGCACAGTTTAGTGCAGACCAACAAACTGCTTTATCTAATAGTAAATTTTTACAAACAGTCAGTATTACAGAAGCTAATGCTCAACAACAAGCTACTATTCAACAAGCGACACTAACTGCTCAAGCTAATGTAGCTGATGCAAGTGTTCAAGGTAGATTAGCAATAGAAAATGCTAAAGCTTTTTTACAAACTGATTTAGCTAATTTAAGTGCAGAACAACAAGTAAATATTCTTGCAGCTCAACAAGACCAACAAAGAATGTTATCTAATCAAGCTGCTCTAAATACTGCTAGACAAATTAATGCTGCTAATGAAAATCAATTAAATCAATTTTCAGCAAACTTGGCAAATGAAATAAATAAGTTTAATGCTCAAACTAAATTAGCAGCAGAACAATTTAATGCTTCTTCTTTAAATGCTGCAGAAGCCAGAAGATTAGCTAATGATACTCAATTAGCTCAAGCTAATGCTCAACTTAAATCACAAATAGAAGAATTTAATGCTCAGTTAGAATTTAATAGAAATCAATTTAATGCTTCAAATACACAAGCAATATTACAATCTAATACTCAGTGGCGAAGACAAGTTAATTTAACAAATACAGCGACACAAAATGCAGTCAATCAACAAAATGCACAGAATGCTTTTAATTTAACAACTCAAGCAAATGCATTTATTTGGCAAACTTTAAGAGACCAAGCAGACTTTGATTTTAGAGCTGTACAGAATGAAAGAAATAGAGAATCACAAATTATAGCAACAGCACTTTCGGCTGACCCAAAAAGTTTTGCAAGTTCTAAAGCTGACTTACAAAGTTTAGCTAGGTCATTAGGTGGAAGTGTGTATATAGCATAGGAGGTGCGACTTCAAATTTATAAGTAATATAGTAAAAGGAGCTGTTAAAGGTGTAAAAAACGCTGTTAAAGGTGTTGGTCGTTTTGTAAAAAAACACAAAAAAGCAATTTTAATGGCAGGATTAATAGCGGGTATGGTGTTTACAGGTGGTGCTCTAGCGGGAGCATGGGGTACGGTAGTTCCCGGAAGTGTCGCTGCAGCCTCTGGAGTTGGTGCAGCTAATTTAGGTGCAGCCAGTGTCTTAGCAACTGCAGGAGCTGCTTCTCCCGGACTTGCAGCACTTGGTACTACTATGTTAGGAACTGGTCTTACTATGGGTGTAGGTCAAGTTGTCCAAAAAATAGAAGGCACACCTGAACCGCAATTATTTGGGCAAAATCCCGGACTCGATGTAGAGGGTTCTGGCATGGCTAGACAGCCTATGGGCTTAGGCTATCAACCTACACAGATACAATACGGTATTGATGGGATTAATGTTCAAGCAGTATAGGTAATATTATGGCAGAAAAAGATTTTCAATTAACACAAGAAGAAATAGCAAGTACTCGAAAAAGTACTCCTACTGAAGCAATAGTTGCTATTCTTGAATTAGCAGAACAAAAAGGAGTTTCTCCTGAAGAACTTGCAAAAATGTTAGGTGTAGATTTAAATGCTGCAGATAATAAATTACCTATTGTTGAACAAGACTCAGAAGAAAACTTTAACGAGTTTGTTAAAATAAAATCAAAGGGTGCTGCAATTCCCGGACAGTCTTTGACTAACTCTCCAGACGAGCAGTATGCATGGGAGCAGCCCCCTGAATTTGTTAATTTACAAGATTATTTAGGAGATATTTATAATCGTTTATTAACTAAAGAATCTATTCAGTCTATTATGAGTGCCTTGGCAAAGGGTACTTCAGTAGAAGATGTAGTTAATCTTATAGTCTATTTAGATTTTACAAATGGTAAAATGAACCCAGACTTATTAATGTTATCTATAGAACCTATTTTTTATGTAATTTTAACTATAGCAGAAAAATCAAATGTTGATTATCGTTTAACTAATGATGACGAAGATGCTATTGCACAAGATTCAGAAAAGTATACAAAGTCTGGAATAGAGGTTATTAAAAATTTAAGTAGGTCAGTAATTGCTGAAGGTATAGATGCAGAAAGTGTGCCTAAAGAATTACAACAAGAAGTACAAGAAAAAACAGAAAGTTTATTAGCTAGACCAGAAGTTACAAAAGCTAATGACAGTTTATTAGCAGGAGACTAACATGGCAACAAGATATGAAAAACCTTTTGCACAAAAACCTTTGGTTCAAAATCTTTTAGGTAAAAAATTTGAAGCTATTTCAGATGCTAGTGATACTAGCTTTTTAGGTATAATTAAAGCCATGATACCTAGTTTTCTTACAAGCTATCTAGGTAATTATAATTCAGAAATAGCTAGAAGAAAAGATGCTGCTATTCAAGAAGTAAGAGATAACTTTTTAGATGCTCAAGATGCAGTGCAAGAAAATATTGATGCAAATGAAGTTTTTAGAAAAGAATTAAATTTATTTACAAACGATAAAAGAACTTGGGAAAAGCAAACAGGAGATAAAATTTGGGAAGCTTCTCCTCTTTTTGAATTTTATGAAAAACCAGAAAATACAGGACTTTTCTATAGTAAATCGGAAGCTAGACGACAATATCTTGCTAATAATATGCCTAGAGAATTTCAAAGAGTACAAGGTTATAAAGATAAAGAATTTATTGCTCAACCTAAATCTTTTTTTACAAAAAGAGATAGAGAAAAAATGAATGCTGAGATAGCAGCAATAAATAATGACCCACAGTACAGAGGAGCATTATTTAATATTGCATCTAAAATAGGAGAAGTTTTTAAAAGAGATGGTATGTCTGATATAGATGCAACAACTGAATCTAAAAATATAGTTCAAGAGGGTATCGCTACAGATGAAGTTCCTAAAGAAGTAGAAAAAATAAATATTGAAAAAGAAGCTAGAGGGTATACTGCAACTCCCTATTCTAGTACTGACTTTAATAGTGTTATAAGTTCTAATACCGACCTTATAAATAATTTAGATAAAATTAGTTTAAATAATAATTATTTTCAACCTAATATAGATGCTATGGAAACAGGTATTTCAGAAATTAATAAAAGTATAGGTACTTATCTTAATGACAAAGGAAAAGTAAAAGATGAATATGAAGATTTAACAATACAATATACTAATAAAGGAGGAGGTTCTGATATAAAATTAAATCCTTTTGCTCTTTTTGAAAAAGACCCTGATATTAAATTACAAATAAGAAGAGGTGGAAATGTTATTGAGCATGAAGAACCTAGAGGCTATTTATCTAGAGTAATATCTGTAATAAACAATGGAGGTAAAAAACAACTCAATGCTCAGGGAATACCTATTAATAATGATAATGCTTTTCAAATGTTTTTTAATAGTTTAAGAGAAACTGGCAGGGGTTATTTTGATGGTAAAAATACTTTTGTTATAGATTTACCTAATACTTCTGAATTATATTTAGAAAGAGATGAAATTTTAAATTTATCACAAGATAAAATAGGTGCTAACAAAAAAGTGTTTAATGTTATTCTTGGTAATGCTATTAAAGAGCAAGGAGGAGTACATGACTTAGTATCTGTAATACAAAAAGTTAGACAAGCAGAAATTAATATGTATCAACAAAATGCATTAGAATTTATGCGTAATGACGATACTTTTGATAAAGGACAAAACGAACTTGCAAAAGTAGAAGCAATAAAAGCTAGAGGTCCAGAAGAAGAAAGTGAAGCAGTTTTAGATTTTTTTATGAATAGCTATAGAGCAAAAGACATAGAAAATTTAAATGTTGTATATGGTGTAAATGAAAAGGGTGAGCTACAGTCTAAAACAATCCTTGAGTTAAGTAGAGATAGAGATTTTATAAATGATTTATTAGAAAAACACGAAGAAAAATTTGGAGCAGATAAAGCTATACGAGATAGGGTAAATTTACATTTTCAAGGTATAGCAATAGATAAGAATACTTTTGAAAATATGGGAGTAGAGTTAAATTCTAATTTTGTTACTGACCATCATTGGCAAACAGGAACTAATTATTTAAGTAACATTCAAGGTCCAGAAATGGCTGAAGACATAAATGCAGTTTTATCTACTTTATCTACAGAAGAATTAGCTGGTCTTGCTGAAATGAACGATAAAGAAATTTTTGAAAAAATAGGACTTAAAGATTTTTCATACGACAAGTATGAAGGTTTAAAAAATACTTTTAACTCTGTTTCTAAATATGTAGTTTCTGGAGGAGCTACGGTAGCATCTATAAAACCAACTGTAGATATGAAAACAGGTTTTAAATCTGGACTTTATCAAGCTGTTAGAACTCCTTATGCTTCTTTAGGAAGTAAGTTTGGTGCTCCTCTTACAGCAGGTAGATTGGGAGTAACTGCTGCTTTAGGTACAGTAGGAAGTGTTGCTACTCTTGCAGGAACAGTAGCGTATGGTGCTTATTCTTTAGCAGAAAATTTAATAAGACAAAGAAATCCATTTAAATATTATATTAAAGATTATTTTGAAGCTTCTTTACCTACTAGAACAAGAGAAGTTGGGATGACTGTTTTTACTGGACAAGACCCTTTTGTTACAGAAACAATACCCTTTAGAGGAAAAGCAGCTCCTGTACCTCAAGAATTTTTTGATGATTTAGCAGTAGCTATTGGAATAAAAAATAAAGTAAATACTACTAATTCTTTTTCACAAGCACTTCTAGAACAAGAAAGTCGTAAAACAAACTAATAAGTATGCAAGATAAAGAACTTACAGATTTTTTGTATGATACTGTTTATGGAACTAAAACAGTAAAAGATGAAAAGTCTGTTTATACCCCAACAACTAGAGAAAGCTATTCTTTAAAAGACTTAAAAAAAGATAATACTTTTAATACAACAGCAGCTCGTTTTTTAACTTCTGTTGGTAGAAACAGTGAAAATATTTTTGAATATTTAAGAGATACAGATGCTTCTCCTTTAAGTGCTATTACAAGGAGTTTTGAAATAGGAGATTGGTCTAGTCAAGATGTGCAAGATTATAATTATTTACGAGAAACATTTGATAATGCAGAAGTTGGAGGTTTTCAAGAACGCTTAGGATTAGTTAAAGATTATGCTATAGATATTTTTACTGACCCTATAAGTATTTTAGCTGGTATTTTTGCTGTTCCAACTAGAGGTACTTCTCTTAAAGCACAGGCTGCTGCTAGGGGCTTAGTGCAAAAAGGTTTAAAAAAATTAAGTGCTGAAGCTAAAAGTAAGTTTAGAAAAGAAGGTTTTAAAACTGGACTTTATAGAGGTGCTCCTGCTTTTGCTGTAGAAGGAGGTCTCTATGATTATTTTAATCAAACTTCTGATATTAAATTAGGAGTTGATTACGATGATAAAATAAATTGGGATTCTTTATTAGGCACTGCTGCTTTTTCTGGAGTTGCCGGAGGTGCTCTATCAAGTCTTACTCAGGGTTTAAATGCTTCAAGATTACTTAAAAAAGAATTTGATTTTTCAAATGATATGATGATAGCTAAAAGAGCTACCTCAAAAGATAAAAATTTACAAGCTAAAGATTTTTATAAAGAGTACGAAGACTTTAATGACTTTGAACATGTACCATATAAAGAAAATATGTCTGAATGGACTGATAGAATATTTAAAACTTTTCTTTCTAAAACTGTAGGTAAAACTACTACTGAATACTTAAATGCTTCAAAAAGTTCTAAAACTTTAAGAGAATTTATAAAAAATTTACGAAATGATTTTGATTATACACTGGGCGACCCTTCAATAAAAAGAGTTGCAGAAGAAACCTTTGGTCAATACAGAGGAAGATTACAGGGTTTTGGATTAGCTCGAGTTGAAAAGGCTTTAGATAATTTAAGAAGAACTGGATTTTTTAATGTTAAAGTTAATCCTGATGATAATCTTGCATTATTTACTTATTTAAATGATAAAACAGCAAAGACTTTTTTAAAAAATGGTGTTGAAACACCTATTCCTAATTATGTAATTGATTCGGGTAAAGAAATTAGAAAAGTTTTAAATGTATTATTTAGAGAAGCAAATAAATCTGATGTTATAGATAAGTTTAGATTTATAAAAGATTATTTTCCAAGAATGTTTAATTATTCTGCTCTTTCTCAGAAAGACGGTAGAGAGTTATTAAAAAATAAAATAATAGAATACAATCATGCTGAACCAATAAATGTATTAAAGAAATCTAAATTCAGATTAGATAACGCTAAAAATCAAAGACTACGAGATTTAAGTGATGATGATTTATTATTAGGTATTGACGAAAATGAAGTCGGACTTGATGTAGAGTTATTTAATAGAAACTTTGAAAAAGATGCTTATAGATTTTATTTAAAAGAAAGTGGTATAGGTAATAAACAACTTAAAAAAAGATTAAACGAATATGATGATTATGCTAGAGATAATGCAGGTGAAAGTATTTTAGAAACTTTTGATGATGAAACTCTTGTTAATAGAATTTTAGACGATGCTAGAGAATTAAAAGCTGATGCAATTATTGATAATATGTTGGAGTACAAATGGACTCCTTTTGAATTTAGACCTACTGGACAAGTAGGACAAGGTAAATCTTTTTTAAAACAAAGAGTATTTTCAAATATACCAGCAAATGAAATAGCACCTATATTAGAAACTGATGTTGAAACTTTATTAAAAAATTATGTAGTTCAATCTGCTCAAACTACAGCAAGAGGAAAATATTTTGGTTTTAGTTTAGATACATTTAATAGTAGATATTTACAACCAATAAGAACAGAACTTATAGATGCTGGTATGCCTGAAGCCGATGTTTTAAAAATTCAAAAAAAAATACAGGATACTTATTTACAAGTTACTGGTCTAAGTCCACAACGTATTCAAAATAATGTTTTAAGTAAAGCTTCGGATGCTACAAGATTATTTAATCAAATGGCTCACTTACCTCTAGCTACTATATCAAGTTTATCAGAGCCAGTTATACTTTTACAAAGAGCAGGACTAGAAGATACTCCGGCAGTAGTAAACGATATTGCTGGTAGTTTAGTTAAAGAAGTTAAAAGAACTGCTAATAGGGTTATAGGTGGTATAAAAAGAAAAGTGGCTGGTAAAGAAGGGGCTAGAAATACTTTTAAAGATTTAAAAGATGATGAATACTTTGAGTTGTATGAAACTGGATTAGCTTTAGAATCTGCTGTATTAGATAGAATTGAAGGTTTAACAGGAGAAGCTTTAGAAACTGGTTGGATGAAAGGTGCACAAAATATATTTTTTAGACTTAATGCATTAGAACAATGGACAAGAAGCGTACAACTAGCATCTTTCACAACTGGTAAAAGATTAATAATGAGAAACATAGAAAACTTATATAATCATTCTATGGGTGTAGAAAAAAAGAGGTTTTTTAAATTAAATAAAACAGATTTTGATTATTTTCAAGACCAACTTGCAGAATTACAAATAAATCCTAAAGAGGCTGTTGAGTGGTACGGTAGTCAAACAGATAAGTTTGGTGTTTTCCAAGAAGTAAATGCTAAGTCTAGTAAATTTTATAAACAAAATATTTTAAGAGGAGCTAATCAGTTTACAAAAGAAGTAATTTTAAATCCTAGTAATGCCGAAGCTAATAGACCTTTATGGTTTGGTTCTCCAGCAGGACAATTACTAATGCAATTTGCAGGTTATCCTACAGTATTTAGTAATACAGTTTTAAAAAGATTTGCTAGGGAATCAGGTCTTCAAGATTTAGCTAAAGGTAATATTAGAAAAGCTTTTATGGTAACAAGTCCTAAAACCATAGGAACTGTTATAGCTATGACTGGTGTTGCAGTTCTTGGTGATTATCTTAGAAGTAGAGGAGAGTCTTTTGAAAATAAAGAACCGGGAGAAATAATAGCTAGAGGTGTAAGACGATTTGGTGGCTTTGGTCCTTTTGACTACGGTGATAGATTTATGAAAGAGTTAGAGTTTAATCGTAATCTTTTAGTTGGTGTACCTAAATCTGTGTTAGGTCCAGCAGCTCAAGATGTTGTAGATGGAATTAGATTTGGAACTGGTGTAGGAGATTTAGTTAGTAGAAATTTTCCGGGAATAGCTGCTTTTGATTTATTTGGTGGTAAAGGAACTAAAAAAGATTTTAATAAATATTTTAGAGAACTTGATAAAGATTTATATGAAGCTATAACAGACTCTGTAGGAGTGTCTTCTGAAAAAGACCTAGAAGGCATAGCAACTTTCTCAACCGGAGGAGAAGTTAATATACCTAATGCTCCTATAGAACCTGACCAAAGAGTTGACAGAATGACTGGAGTTCCTTATGACGAACAAGCTGGACCCGCTTTTCAAGACGAGGAAGACAGAATAGGTTTTTTAGGTGGTGGTTTATTAAAAACACTACAGAGAAGACAAAGAAAAGTTGTAGGCGGAAAGATAGCAAAGTTAGTAAAACTTAATTATTCAAAATTAAAAGGTAAAGATATAAAGATTCCTAGTACACCTAAACAAGGAGATACTAAAAGTTTAGAAAACTTTTTAACAGATGATAAATTTAAAAATTTTGGGGTGCTAACTTTTGATAAAAGTCGCTTAAATAAAATGGAAAAAGATTTTTCTTTAGATTTAGATGACTATGAAAATACTTTAAGAGAGTTATTTTTTACAAAACAAGAAGATTATAGGTTTTTAAAAGATATGGTAAAGAAAAATAAAAATTTACCAGACGAACTAATTTCTAAAAAAATTAAACAAATTAAAAATCTTACTAATGAACTATCAATTTCAGATGTTCAAAAATTAAACAAGCTAACTGATGAACAAGTTTCTAAAGTATTAAAAAAACTTCGAGCAGAAATTAAAAATAATGAGAAATTTTATGGCGGAATGAATTACATAGATGTTGAAGCCATAATTAACTCTGTAAAAAATCTTAAATAATGTATAAATATTTTAACGAAGACGAATTAAAGTGTAGACATACTGGTCAGTGTGATATGGACTGGGCATTTATGCAGACCATAGAAAGAATTAGGGAACGCTGTGGTTTTCCTTTTAAAGTAAGCAGTGCCTATCGTTCCACTGAGCACCCTATAGAAGCTGCAAAGGATAATCCAGGTGCTCATACAACAGGTAAAGCTATGGATATATTGGTTAGTGGCGAACAAGCTATGACTCTTATAAAGATAGCTATCGAAGAGGGCATTAACAGGATTGGAGTCGCACAAAAAGGAGACCGTGCTTCAAGATTTATTCATTTAGATATGGATAATTCTAGAGCTACTCCTAGAGTTTGGAGCTACTAATTGATACTCTATAGAGAAAAAGACTTAGACGAAGCTTACAAAATAGATTGTAAAGCTCGTTCTCGTAATAACATGCCTTGGATAAAGCGAGAAGATTTTAGAAAGATATACGAAGACTTAATGGATTTGTATATGATACAACTAAGTCCTAGACAGCTCTTAGAAGTTGAAGAGATACCAGAAGTAGTTTTAGATTCACTAAAAGGAATATTAAATAAAAGTTTACATTTTGAACCGGAGGAATAATGCCAGACCCAATAACAAATTCAGTAGTAGGAATAGCAGGTAGTGTTTTAAATAAGTTTGTCGCAGACAAAAACTTAAAAATGAAACTTGAGCATGAACTCAAGACACAATTACAGACTGCTAATCTTGCTCAAGTACAAATTAATAAAATAGAAGCCGGACACAAATCTTTATTTGTAGCAGGTTGGAGACCTTCTGTAGGTTGGGTATGTAGCATTGCTATGGCATACCACTTCATCTTAGCTCCAATAGTTGAGTTCGGTGTTAACATCGCAGGTATTCAAGTAAGTTTACCTGAGTTTGACTTTTCACAACTGTCCACGATTCTAATGGCTATGCTTGGCATGGCAGGTCTTAGGACATACGAAAAGCAAAAGAAAGTTGCCAAAGGTGACGACTAATAATAATGACAGGTGAATGGATAACAGTAGTAGAAACTATCGGTATACCAGCAGTGGTAGCGATAGGTCTTGGTTATTTAGTTTGGACATTATTTAAATCGTTGATAGCTGACTTACATAAAAAGTTAGATACTCAACATCAAATGATTGTTGCCTTGATAGATAGAATCAGGCAAATGGATAATGATATGATTCGTATAGATGCAATGTGTCGAGCTGCAATGGGTATCAAGCCCGATACGAATCGAATAGCCAGAGCAGACGGTCAAAAAGACCAACGCAAAGACTAATCAAAATTTTATTAAAAGGTGCTGAATGTTCTTGTCATTCGGTAGAATTAACTATTTTCACAAAGGAGGTAAAAGAGTGAGAACAGACGAAACTGTATGCGTATTATGCATAATGTTTTGGGTTGCTTGTGGTATGTTTTATGCTACTGTAACTTTTTAATCCGTATTTTGAACACGGGCATTTAAACAAGATTCAATATAACTATGTATTTCATCAAGTTTAACTGTAGCTTCTCTTATGATAACCCGAAGATTTTCATAGTCTTGTCGGGATAAATATTTTTTAAGTTTCGCTATGTCAACTTTGGTTCTTTCCGTGACAAGGTTTCCGCTTTTGTCATATAGTAATCTATAAGCTAAGAGTTGTGCTTCATTTCGTTTCGTTTTCATTGTTAAATCCTGTAAAGGTTAATTGTCCATAATCACCTCTCAGTCCGGCTTTTTGATATGAGGTAGCTCTACCTTCAAAAAAGTTTTGATGCTCTACTCCCAACACATCATCTAACCATCCTAAAGGATTATCTTTCTGATTAAAGTTAGGTTTAAGTCCTAACTGTAACAGTCTTCTATCAGCAATGTATTTGTTGTACGCATACATTTCTTCTTTAGTTAATCCTTCAATATCTCCCATTTCGAATACTAAGTCCAAGAACTTTTCTTCTAGTTTTACCATATCTCTACATATCTGATAGATTTCTTTTTTAAAGTCATCTGTCCAAATATCTAAATTTTCTTTGATAAATTCTCTAAATAGTTTAGTCATTGCTTCTACATGTAAGCTTTCATCTTTAATAGAGTAAGCCACAATCTGACACATACCTTTCATCTTTCCATATCTTTGAAAGTTCATGAGTATAGCGAAGCTACTGAATAGCTGTAAGCCTTCCGTAAAGGCTGAATAAACGGCTAAAGCTTTGGCGATAGTCCTTTTATCAGACTTAACAGTTCTAAGGTCTGTAATGTACTCATGTTTGTTAGACATTTCTTCATACTCTGCAAAAGCTTTATACTCCATTTCAGGCATACCAACAGTATCTAATAATAAACTATAAGCATGTTGATGAATTGCTTCCATGTTGCCAAAGGATAACATCATCATTCTAGCTTCTGGAAGTTTAAAAAGTTGCATGTACTTTTCTACATATCCTGAAGCAACATCTACATCTGATTGCGTAAACAATCTAAATATTTGAACTAAAAGATTCTTTTCTGAATCAGTCAACCTTTCATTCCAATCTTTTACATCAGTATGTAGTGGTACTGACATAGGATGCCAGTGCATTCTGTTTTGTAAATCGTAATACTCAAACATCCAACCATAGTCAAAAGGTTTGTAGTAATCTCTAGTTTTTAATAGACTCATTAAAATTCCTCCTGTATTATTTTTAATTTCTCAGAAGCACTAGCATATTTTTTTACAAGTTCATCCATAGATTTGACCACATTAGGATGGTCTGCTACGGCTACTTTATGCTCAAAAAATATTTCGAGATTAGCTTTAGCTTCTGCTTTTTCTGCTTTGTATTTTGTTTCTAGAGCTTTATACAATAGTGCTCCTGAATATTTAGTCATATTATCCCTCACAAGCAATACATTCCACTTCATCTAACTTAATTCGTGGAACTTTAATGTTAACATTCTCTGCAGCTTTAGCAGCATCAGACCTAAAATAGTAAAGTGATTTTAATTTATTCGCACCGTACCAGTGAACATCACTAACATACTGTAAGTATTCATTGTGCTGTTCTTGGTCTTGAGTTGAGTCAGGTAAGATAAAAAATAAATTAACACTTTGACTTTGACATATAAACTCTTGTCGCTTATACGCATGTTCGACAACCCAGATTTGATTTATCTCATCTGCGGTTTTAAATACTTCTTTTTCTTCTTTTGTAAATAACTTTAACTCTTGTATTGACCCACGATTATCACTAATATCTTGCCAAACTTTCTTACGCTTTTTAGGGTCGGTTACTTTTTTGTTGATGATTTTTTCGAGGCTTTTATTTCTAACTTTGTAGCTTCCAGATAGCGTTTTGTGAGTGAAGACGTTAGCCCTGATAGGCTCGATGGACGGAGAAGTTCCCCCACAAATAATACTGGAACTAGCATTAGGTGCAACAGCAAGGAGATGGCAATTCCTAAGACCAGAATTAGAAATATCAGGAGCTTCCCCCCGTAATACAGCAAGTCTTCGAGATGCAAGAACAGCAGCTCCTTTGATGAACTTAAATAATTTATAGTTGATTCCAGTCGAGAAGATTCCCTCAAAGGGAATGTTTTGACTTTGTAAATAAGAATGAAAACCCATTGCACCAAGACCGATAGACCTTTCACGATAGGCTGAATAAGCAGCTTTTGTAAAACCTTCTTTACCTTCTTTAATGTGTTTTTTAAATCTTTCATAATTTGCATTATAACCTCCAAGTGAATTTAAATCGACTGCATTTTCAATAAAGTGTTCTAGCACATTGTCAAGCATAGTTACTAAATCATCTATAAATTTATCATCTTTAGACCATTCATCAAAGTGTTCAAGGTTGACACTTGACAAACAACAGACTGCAGTTCTTTCATCATTAGTAGGTAAAGTTATTTCTGAACATAAGTTACTTTGTTTTACCTCTAATCCTAAATCTTTTTGTCCTTGTGGTAGAGCATCATTACAATTATCTATATTAACAATGTAAGGCTCTCCAGTTTCTGCTCTAGCATCTAATAGTTTAGACCAGAGTTCTCTAGCTTTAATAATCTTAACAGCTTCATTTGTTTTTGGGTCAATCAATCGCCAGTCATCATCTTCTTCTACAGCTTTTAGAAATGCATTAGTTATGTTAACTCCATTGTGTAAGTTCAAACATTTTCTATTTACATCGCCACCGGATTCTTTTCGCATGACCATAAACTCTTCAATCTCTGGATGTGATATATCCATGTAAGCAGCATAACTACCTCGTCTAGTTACCCCTTGATTAAAAGCTAACATCTGCGAGTCTACTACTTTCATAAATGGTATTGAGCCAGTAGACTTACTACCATTACTTGTAGGTATGCCGTCACTTCTAACATCTCCCCAATAACCACCAATACCACCACCAGAACTAGCTAACCAAATGTTTTCATCATAGTGGCTAGATAAACCTTCACGATTATCAGGAACATAATTAAGAAAACAACTGATAGGTAATCCTCTAGTTGTACCGCCATTAGAAAGAATAGGAGTAGAAAACATAAACCAAAGATTAGAAACATAGTTATAAATTCTTTGAGCCATGTCAAAGTCAGTTTCTTCTTTGAATGTCGAAACAAATACTGAAGCTCTAGCAAAAGCTTCTTGTGGCGAAGTTTCGTTCTGCCATAAATATCTATCTTGAAGAGTATCTAAACTAAACTTGTCTAACTTTTTATCTCTGTCATAGTTTATAATTATTCCTAGATAAGGGTGCTCACCTTTTTTCTCCATTCTTTTCCTCCTGTCTTAATATGTAAATTGCTATCATTGTATAGTGTATAATTTTTAGTAAATCATCAACATTTTTACCATCTTTTTTACCAAACCTCATGGCATATTTCATAATGTTACCCATAGTAAAACCTTCGCCATAACCGGCATCAAGTATCATATCGGTAGCTTGATATTTTCCATGTGAATAGTGCTTATCATAAGTACCATCAACATAATGTTCTATCATTTTTAATATTATTTTTTCGTCAAATTTATAATTCATTGTCTTTCCATTCATCAGGTAAATTGCCTTCATAAAACCAACGGAAGTCGTTAGCTTCTGCCCATTCAGCATGAGTTCTTTTACTACCATCTCTTCTTTTCTTAGCTTGAGGCATAGGGGCATAAGGTTTTTGAAAAAAGAAAACTAACTCAACATTATCAGGTAAAGCATCACGAATGTGAATGTATTTACTATACTCTGCATAATCCCAAAACCTGCCTTTAGCTTCAATTAAGATAACCTTTTCATCATCAAACACTCTGACAAAATCAGGTTCGTATTTTTTAGGAATATTATAACTAACCGTATCGTAATGATGCAGCCACTTATTAAATAATCTTTGATGTATTTCGTATTCCCAATGACTGTCATAGCCTCTAGGAACACCTGCTTCTTTTTTAGGTCTTGGTTTTCTTGGTTTTCTTCTTGCCATTTTTCTTTACAGTAGAGTCATAGTTCTTAGCAAGTTTCCAATACTCTAAAATATTATTAAACATTCCTAAGTGTTTAGTGTGTGATTCTTTATCCCAAACATGGTACAAAATAATGTCAGTATCTTTTCGGTCTACAAAAATAGATACTCGTTCTGCTTTTTTAAAACCACAACCTTGAGCATAGGCTGAAAGTTGCATACCATGTTCATCATAAACTAATTTAGCAGGGTCTTTACCTTCTAAGTTATCTTTAGTTTTAAAGTCAATAAATATTCCTGATTTAGAATATAAATCGACCTTACCACCATAACCTTGTTTAGCACAAAAAGAATCTTCTGCTATCCAATCTTCATTAGGAAAAGTTTCATCTAACCAATCTTTAATAATTTTATAAGGTTTAGTTTTCTCTTTACCTAAAAAACCTCTTTCAATCATGCCATGTATTTTAGTACCTTGTTCTGCAGCTTCAATACTAATCTTTTTAGAATCATATTTACATCTAGCAGAAAACTCGTCCAACGATTCATCTTCATGTTTTTCTAAAGATAGTGCTGAGTTTAAAGCCTGATTTATTTTCCAGTTTTCTAAAGATGGTTTAGCTATCATACCAATAATCGTTGTGACAGAGGGTACTAAACCTAGTGTTTTAGCATCTCTTAACGTGGTATTTCTTTCCCTACCATTAGCACCAATGATAGTGTACATCGGTTCTCCTTCTTGAGTGTACCAATGCCCTGATTCGGATGTGAACTTATTATAGTTGTCCGGTTTGATTAAGTCAAACTCTTCTTCGTTTTTATTACTTTTTGGTATCATCATCTAACTCCTTAAATGCTTTTATTACATCTGTTGAAAATAATTTAGGTAAATTAACTAAAAACATT